CACGACCGATAGGGTATTTTTACGACGCGTTTAGCGATGGTTCTACTTGGGTGAAGCACACGTTTGATTCGAGGGAATCACCGGTAGTAAGTCGTGGGTTTATAGAGGAGAAGATGACAAAGAGTGGGTATGGGTCGGACGATTTTCGTGTTTTTGTCGAGGGACAGTTCCCAAAGGTTGACGGGATAGACAAGAGTGGGTATGTTCCACTTTTGACGGAGGATCAGGTAAGGAATGCACAGATCCCGGATGTTCCGGTGCCGTATACTGTTTTAGGGGTGGATCCAGCGGGAGAAGGGAACGACAAATCGGCTTTTGTTGGGCGAAATATGCAGGTTGCTAAGATTTTAGCTGAGGAGTCCGTGTCTACGCCAAACAGTGTGGCGACAAAAGGTGTTACTTTGGCAGTAAATAATGGGATCAGGGATGACAGAGTGGCTATTGACACGTTTGGGATCGGGGCAAAGACAGCTTTAGCTATGGGGAAGATGGGGTTCCATGCGTCAGCGATCAATGTTGGAGACAAAGGGGAGGAGAACTTCTTAAATAAAAGGGCACAACTCTTTTGGAAGATGCGAGAGTGGATAACAAGTGGAGGACAATTGGTGCAAGATGACCGTTGGCAAGAACTAATAAAGATAAAATATCGGTACAACCAACAAGGGAAGCTGCAAATATTGGGGAAAGCGGAGATGCGGAAGAAAGGGATAAAATCCCCTGACTTTGCGGACGCATTCTCGCTTACTTTTGCTGTCTCTGATTATATTGAGGAAGGGATCCCTTATGGTGACAATTTGCCTGAGTTTATGCGGAAAGAAGAAGAGGCGTACGGAGGCGACATCTATGACTAAAAAAACTTTTGCTTTTTTAAAAAACATGTTATGATTTTTATCGATGACACAAAAAGTGTACAAATTCGGGAAAGAAAAGTTGACCGATAAGGAGTATGCAAAGCTAATAAAACAGTTTACTAGCGAGAAAAGTGTTGCGTGGCAATATATGGAGCCAAAGCAGACTTATTGGAAAAAAAGAGTAAGAATATATAATAATCGAAAGAAAAAGCAAAGCTCGATCGGGGATCCGCTTGTTTTTACTCAATTCCAGACACTTTTAGCGGCACTTTACGATGACAAATTAATGGTGAGCTTTAATCCGCAAGAAAGAGGAGACACGGATCAGGCACAAAACCTGAACCCATTATATGAGGCAGACGCAGTGCGAATGAAGAAGCCAATTTTGGATTTTCAATGGATTTGGAACACCCTTTTCTTTGGTAGAGGGTTAGTAATCATGTCTAAATGGGACACAATGGAGCTTTGCCCAAAACCAGAAATAGTAAATATACTTACTTGGTTGCGGGATCCAACAGCAAAAAGTGTAAATGGAGACGCTAGTGGCCGTGGGGCAATGAGATTCGGGGGTAGGCCAATATACAAAACAATGCGGGAATTAGAGAAAGACTCTAATTATTATTACGTAGAAGAGATGAGTGGGGTTCCGTCGGTTGATCCAGAGCTGCAAGACGCAGAAGAAGTTATAAATGACGCACAAGACCTTGGGTCTGCGACAGATGTAGATGGAGATAACAAGAACTACACAATAACGGAGTGGTTTACTTGGTTTAATGGTAAGCGAGTACTAATCGCAGTTACCAATGAGCTACAAATTATTCGATACACAGTATTAATAGACCAAGACGAGTGGCCAATAAAAGATAAAACAATTTTCCCAGACCCATTAAGTTGGGATGGGACAAGTTTACTGGATATACTAGAAGATAAGCAGCGAGCAAGGGCAAGGATAATTAATGCAGCGCTATTTAACGTGGAATCTAATACATATAATATGTATTTGTTTGACGCGAACAAGATAAGGAAAAAATCACATCTTAATTTTGAGCGAAACAAAAATATACCAGTGAACGGGTCTACATCTGGTGCCGTAGAGCCAGTTAAGCGTAACCAAGTAGGGAACGAGGTAAGTTTTATTCTTAATTGGATACAAGACGTAGCCCAAAGGGGAACCGGGGCAACGGAGATCCAGCAAGGTGCTATGAGTTTATCTGGGCGCACGGCTACAGAGATCGCCACAGTATCTGAAAAAGCGGACACAAGATTCTCCTTGGCATCAAAAATATTTGGGTGGAGCGAACAAGAATTCGCAAGGTACTGGTACAAAATGTACAAAATGTATTTTACGGACAAGATTAACGAGAAAGTTTTACGCGTAAATGGACTTACTGGGTACACATGGAGAAGTCTGAAGAAATCTGATATTATCGGTAACAAAGACCCAGACATAAAAGTTGAGAGCAAGGTCGTAAGCGAGGCAATCCGATTAAGAAAGCTGCAAACATGGACCAACTCATATAACTTTCTTTCAAATAATCCTAACGTTAATAAGGATTTTTTGTCCAGAGAGGGGGCGAGATTGAATGAGTACACAGAAACAGATATCAAAATGTTATTTATGCCTGATTCAGATAGAGTCGTCGCATCAGAGGAAAATAAAGCCCTTGCAAAAGGAGAAACAGTTAATATTTCTTTGATGGATGATGATGTTAAGCATATTGATGAGCACCAAAAAGAAGAGATAACAAAACCAAATATCGGCGCGCATATTCAGGCACACCTAGACCAAATAGTAGCGAAGGCAAAGAATCCAAAGATACAAAAAGAGGTAGCAGATATGAAAGCTCTTAAAGATGGACCACAAGAAGAACCTAATGCAGAAAAACAAATCCAACCAGTGGACTTCTCTCAGCCGAGATCAATACAAACAGCATAATTAATAAAAAATGATATTAGAATTACCGATACTTGATAAAAAACAAGAAGAAGAGGTTGCGTTATTAAAGAAAATGGCTGGGTGGGACATCTTATTGGAGGCCTTTAATGTTACGATAGAGCTAAACGAGGCACAGCTTTATAATTGGGAATTTACAAGAGACAAAGATAACGAGGTTACGAAAAAGAGTCTTGCTGACTTTGAAAAAGTTCAGCTAAAAAATATTTTGCTAAAAGAATTCTTGCAATTTATTTCAGACTCTGGAACAATAGAAGGTGTTAAATCAGAGTGGGACGACGATATAGACGAAACAAGTGATAACGAAGTTTATGACGTACCAACACTTCCTGACGAAGACTAAACGATTTCGGCACCGATCTAGTGTATATCGGCACATAGATTGAGTGAGAGTCGGCTCTCAAATTTTTATTCATTAATTAAAAATTAAAATGCTAGAAGATACTACCGTAGCCAATGAAAAAGCCACTAACATTGACAACGAGAAAGCGGATCAAAACCAAAAAGCTGCGTTCCAAAGATTGCAAGCTAAAAATGCAGAACTTGAAGCGAAGCTTAAAGAAAAGGAGGAAACGGAAACTCCTCCCAAAGAAAAAAAGGTTGATCCAACAGACATCTATTCGATAGTAAGGAACGAATTACTTGCACAATCGAAAATTGACAGCGAGATTTCAACTATAATGGGACAGTACCCGAGTCTAAACACTGAAGATAATAAGACTAAAATCGAAAACTATCTTAAGGATGATTCTCGGAAAAACATTCCAGTACAGGAGGTCGTAGCAGGGGCAATAGGGATAGACGCATTAATATCTCTTGGAGCATCCATCGGAAGCGACGCAATAGCGTTGGCGAAACAATCTGATGTTGGTGGCGATAATGCAGAAGGAAAAGCAAAGACTACTGAGCAAAAAAGAGAACAGGCTTATATGGATTCTTTGCCAGCCTTCGCAAAATAATTCTTAATTTTTAAAAAAAATGGCACAGGATTTTAAACTGATATCAAATGCCGATACTGTAAAAGCTACAATTGCTAGTGCTACAGTAATCGAAGTTGGTGATTTAGTAGCTATGGACGCAGGGCTTATCATCAAAGCGGTAGCAGCTTCTACTGAGGTTGCATACGCAGTAACTCCGTCTGCGGTCGGGGACACTGAAATTGAAATTACACGAGGACGAGTAGAGTTACTTGGGACAGGTGATGCCGTATTTGCGGTTGCACAAAAAGGTACAGAGGTTGACATTGTTGGTACAACCACTCAGCTTATTGACGTAGGAGCTTCTTCTACGGACGTTCTAAAAATTTCTGCTGGCACTGACGCAGGGGTTGTTGGGTCAACTGACAACATTCGAGTTCTTATCAACAAACCAATAACTTTTTAATTCTTAATAAAAAAATATAATGGATTACTTTTTACAAGAGTCAAAAGGGATTAAAAAGTCTTTTGATAATGGAGCGGCTGTCATGCTAGAGAAATACATGAATTTACCAGTTTTCGATGTTCGTGGAGCATCTGAATGGACTGATATATTTACTTCTACAGAGGGGTTCTCTGGAGCACGTGAGCTTACGGCTTACGAAACACCAGACCTTAACGCATTAGGAGATGGATACTCTGTTAGCGTTGTTACTAAGCGTTTCGGTAACGGATTTCAAACATCTTCTACTGATCGTGAAAAAATGGGAGATGATTCTACAAAAGTTTCATCTTACCTTACTCGACAACGTAATAAATGTTTACGAAATATTAATTACTTGTTTGTTACTGAGCTACACAAGTTCTTTAACTATGCTTTTACTACTACTTACTTCGCGGCTCCAGATACGGCAGCACTATGTGCTACTCATACTTGGAAGTCAGGAGAAACGTTTATAAATAAGGGGACAGCTGCACTTGACAGTGCCGCTGTTGACGCAGCTCTCGAAGCTGGTGCCTTGATTGCAGACGGAGTAGGAGAAGAGATGGGAATTTCTTATGACACAATTGTTGTTCGTAAGGGGTCGGAGGCAGCACGAACGGCACGGAAGCTTTTTGCTGAAAAAATCGTTCCAACGGCTGTCGCAGATATTAATATCTATGAGGGTGAGTTCAGAATTATTGAAACACCGTACATAACTAATGCCAATAAATTGACATGGTTCATGTTTGATACTACAAAAGAGGAAAGTCCTCTGTATGCAGGTATTATGAAGTCTCCATACTTCACGGAACCAAAAATGCAGGACAACGAAGCGATTCGTCAGAATGTTGAAGGGTTCTGGAAGCAAGGTATTATTAATATGCCCTACGCTGTTTACGGAAGTACTGGCGCTGCATAGCATCAATCTGGGGCGGGTAAATAACTCGCCCCAATTATATATTCTTAATTTATATTGATAATGTTGGATCTTGATCAGGAAGTACTTGGGTATGACAAAAAACCGCTAACATATCGTCCAAAAATAGAGGTGGAAGAGGACGGTAAAAAAAGCGTTAAATTGGGCGACGAACAAAAGATAACCATTAGAAAATGCCTAGAGGTATCACTTCTAAACAAAATCTCTGGGGCTACTGAAGCCGAGGAGTTAAGGGTTAACGGATGGGAGTTTGCTCGCGGTAGATACCTTCTTGCTTGCAAGGTTCGAGACGCAAAAGGGAGTATTGAAATAAATTCCGACGAAAAAGACATTCTTTGTTCGACATTACCACTTTCTCATGAAGTAGTAATTGCAGGACAAATAATTGATATTATAGTTAATAGTATATAATGTTTTCAATAACATAAAATCAACACTGAGGAGGTGGGATTCCTTCTCCAATTTCTTAACAAATTAGAAAATGGCACATAAATATGAACACATTTCTACTGGTGAAGGGTTTAAAGTAAAAAATGGAGCAACGACAACGGCAGTAATTGATCAGGACGGACAACTTTCTACACCATCAATCAAAACGATTCAAGAAACGGTAACGTATGACCAATTTACTGATGGAGGATCAACGTCTGGTACGTTTGAGCTTTCTACAGACATTCCAGTTGGAGCTATTGTTATGCAATCTTCAATTGACTCTGTAACTGGGTTCGCAGGAGACACTTCTTGCGTTCTTACGATTGGTGATGGGACGGATGCAGATCGATATAATACAGGCACGCCAAACATCTTTGCTACTGCTGCAGCAGTCAGTGCTGGGGCGGTTTCTGGTACAGCATTCCATGCAGCAGCCAAAACACCTACCTTGACGGCAACGTCTGGATCTGACTGGGGAGATGTTACCGCTGGATCTGTTACGGTCACAATTTTTTACTACGAAGCAGTATAATTTAGCTAAATAAAATGAAATTTAATGCTTACGCGTCTTTATTTAGAACTTATGCACTTGGGCAAAACGATTCAAGTGCGCTAACTACCCCAGAAATAACGCTGTTTACAAATACAGCGAAAGACTCTCTTGCTAGAGACATTGTTTCTGAGTCAGACGGTGATGCTGATTATTTTTCAATAACAAGCTATACAGATTTAATTGCCGATCAGCGGGAATATGCTTTCCCGCAAGATATATTGAACGATATAAAAATTATTCGTGCATATATAGGCGGCAAATGGAGGCGACTCGCCAAGTTTGACATAAATTCATACAGGATAGCAGGCGAGTCGTCAAAACCATACTATACAAAAAGGGTAGACGATAATTTTTCAGGAGCAACGACGGACGAAGACACGATTACAGAACAATTTACGGACGAGAATCCAATGTTCGACATAGACGGGAGAACAATTGTTATTTATTCAGAAACAATAGACTCTGTTTCTGCTGGAATAATTATGAAGTCTATGGTTTATCCAAAAGATTATTCAGATTCTGACTGGGCGACAACTGGCGACATATCTGTTCGTGCATCGAGTACTTCAACAGCGATGCCAAGACAGACGCATGATATAATGTTGCGAAAGGCAGTAATAGACTACAAAGAGTCAAAAGGAATTCCATTATCAGCTTTTGACAAAAACTACTTACAAGAGAAAGAGGTGATGATGGAGTCTCTTAAGGAGATAGCTCTAGATGATACATCTGTAGCGCAAATACCAAGGGATGATGGATTTGATTATTAATTTTTTATTACACATGAAAAAACTTTTAAAAACGGCTCTCAAAATAATTGTTTTTCCGTTTGCACTTGTTGCTGCAATCTTTCTTGTAGCGAGGGACTTGAGATGGGAAGACATAAAAAAAGGTAAGGTTTCAGCAAGAGAGAAAACCAAAACAGTAGAAAACGTAACCTATAAAGTCACAGACAAGAAAGGAAACATTAAAAAGCTATTTAAACATAACTTTCTAGGAAAAATGTTGTTTCGACTGGGATATGACCTTAAATGGTTCTTCCTTGGACGGAAGGTTGATGAATTATCAATCGCTAACACGGTTACAAACGTTGCGTTTGCAGATGTAGCAGGACTTATTAACGGTGCAACATCGCCTGCAAGCTATGAATACATAGGAATTGGAACAGGAACAACAGCAGCGGCGGCAACCGACACAGCACTAGAAACAGAAATCAATAACGACGGTAATCCTTCGTTTACGAATCGTGGAGGAGCAGGCGCCGCAAGTCTTGTAACCACAACGGTTACAAATGATACAGCACAAGTAGTGCAGACATTTACAATCGGTGCATTTACACCAGCGGTGACAGAAAGCGGACTCTTAAACTCAAACACAGCAGGAACACTTTTCGCAAGACAAGTGTTCTCAGCGGTAAATCTTTCTAGCGGTGACAATTTTCAAGTAACTTGGAAAATAGCTGTATCTTAATTTAAAATATCATGGCATTAGATCCAGTAGTAAATTTCGGAAAAGTTGAAGTATCAACTGGGTATGATGCCAGTGCTACTAGTATTGTGTTGTCTTCTGGGGAGGGCGCGAAACTACCACAACCATCTACGGATGGGGCTTTTAACCTAGTTTGGCATGATGTAGATAATTATCCTGACCCAGCAGATGACCCTAATGTAGAGATTGTAAGGGTTACAGCGAGAACTACAGACACATTAACAGTTACAAGGGCGCAAGAGGGCACTTCTGCAACTACCAAAAACACAGGCGGAGCAACCTACAACATGGTAAACGCCCCAACAAAAAAGATGATAGATGATATAGGGAACAAAGTGGCGGTTAGAGCGTTGCTTACTACTGACCAATCTATCACAGCAACAGAGGCTTTGGTAGACTTTGATGATGCGACAATAGACACTCATAGTGCGTTCGATGAAGCAAATAATAAATTTGTAGTACCAGCAGGCAAAGACGGTCTTTATATAGTGTCTTATCACCTAGACTCTGGGACAACAGCTGATTATGCTCAGTACTTATCTTCTTATGTGAAAGTAAATGGCAGTTATTACCAGCAGATTGCGGCTGGAAAAAACACTGCATCCCCAGATCATCCAGTTTATCAGGTTGGTGGTGCTAGTGTTTTAATGGACTTAGTTGAAGATGATGAGGTGACTATTCATATACAAGCCACAAACATAGGCGCTTCTGATTATCAAATAAACTCAGGAACTTTTGGGTCTTTCCTAACTATCTACCAATTATAAATGTATGGATGTCAATCCTACGGTAGCGCGTCATACGGTGGCAAAGTTGCCATCTCTGGGATCATTCAAAAAATCCTTACGGAGACCTTGACGCTCAGTGACACAGTGCTAAAACAGCTAGAAAGGATCTACACTGAAGCGATTACACTAGCAGATTCCATTACAACACTAAAAGTAGTGCTGTTGATGTTAGAAGAGGCAATCACACTAACTGATACGATTTTACGAACAATATCGAAGCTACTGACGGAGACAATTACACTTGCAGACACAATAATTAGAACGCTGTTTGCACTTCTCATGGAGACAATAACGCTCACAGACAATTTTTCATCATTAAAGGTGATTGTGAGAACCTTCACAGAAGCCATATCGATCACTGATATGCTTATAAAAAAACTAAACGGAGACCTAGTAGACATCTGGACGAAGGCTGTAAAAATAACATCTTCATGGACAGGCGTAGCGAAAGAATCAACTACTTGGACTAAAACACCCAAAACATAATGGCAATCATAAAAAACTGGCATCTTGGTGGGATAGCAGATAGCAAAAGGCAGGGGCTAAAAAATTCTGCGTATAAAATGGAGAATTGTGATGTACACAGTGACCCTGGTGTTTTAAAGTGTTATCCAGAATTGACAGATGATGGGAATAGCACACTAATAACTGGTGAAGTGGCCGCGGTAGTACCAGCAAGTGATAATAAAACATATTTCTTTGGAGCAAATGGTGACGTATGGGTTCGTACGAGTTCTGCGGTTTATTCTTCTCTTGGTAGTATCCCGTCTGGATCTGCGTATGGAGCAATATTTGACGCGAAAGAATTTAATGGAGATATTTATTATACAATGCAGCAGAGGGTAGGGAAGTACACTCCGGGGGATTCTTGGAACACTTCTACTGTTGATGGGACACAGAATAATTTTAAAAATATATCTAGTGATATATTCCACCCCATCAAAGTTATAGAAAACGATTTATATGTTGGTCATGCTAATGTTGTTGGGAAAATAACTCCGGGGGAGTCTGCAGGTGGGGCGATAACAGACTCTATAACACTCGACTCTATATTTACAATCGAATCTTTTGGTGAAATGGGGCGGTATTTGGTTATTGGGGCAAGAGCTGCCGGGGCATCCGTTGGAACGTTCGCTGGGTTCTCACATATTTTTAGATGGGATTTAGTTAGCAATACTTGGTCAACGGAAGTTCCTGTTAAGGAGTTAGGAATAAGTGCTTTTTTTGATTTTGATGGAGCACTTCTTTTTAACGCTGGAAGAAATGGGAATATATATTCTTATGATGGAGAAAATATACAAAGATACAAAAGAATCCCGGGGATAAGTGGTAGTACAGCTAGTGTGCAAAAAAATGCGATTACAACGTATAAAGGGATGCTAATGATCGGGGTTTCTGAGAACAGTGGCACGCCAACGTCAGGGGTGTATTCTCTTGGTGGATATGACAAGAAATACCCAAACGTATTTAATCTTCCGATCTCTAAAAGTAATATAGAAGTGCCTTGTTTAGCACGGATTGATAGCGATTTAATTGTTTGCTATAAAAATGTTGGAAGTGTTAGTGCCGTAAAAAAACTAGGGACAGATCTAGAGACACTCACGTTGGAGTCAATGTTGTATGATGTAAAAGAGCCTCGATCCCCAATAATAAATTACGAAAGCTACCCGAGTGGTACAACTATAAGGCTAGACGTATCAGTGAACGGTGGGGCATATACAACTCTCACTCTTAACCAAGGGGTTAATAATACACTGACATCACGGCAAATAGTAAAAGCAAGAACATTACAGTTTAAATTGATTTTAACACCAAATGGTACGGATACGCCGATTATTGAATCAATAGAATTTTAAAATGACGATAAATGAAAAGGTTGGCGATAGTTTGTATGGCGTGTATACAGAGGATACAGATCCAAATGCTATCCCGAATATACCGACACCACAAACTCCAAAATATAAGAAAGAAGGTTTTGATTTTACTTCGGTAAAAATAGATGAAGCTGGGGGTATTGTATTTTATCCAGTTTACGTTACAGATACGTATTATGCGAACAGAAATGATAGATATATATTGGCGGATGGGACCTTTACTGTTTATATGCCAGATGAGTCAATAGGGCACGAAATTACAGTAAAGAACGTTGGAACAGGGTCAATAACGGTGCAGAGCGATGACTTCATAGACGTTGCAACGACATTCTCTTTAAGTAGTCAGTGGGATTGGATAACAATGGTTCGGTCACAAGATCCATCATTTTCTAACTGGAATATTGTATCTAAAACATAAAAAGTATATAATCAAGAAAAAATGGTAAAACGAACACCGACTGGCGAAATTATTGAGGAAGCACAGCCGCGTCCAGCTGTTGGGGATATCCCCGCAACAGATCTTTCTTTAACAGAGGGACCAACAAACCCAGTTAGAACGCCTCAATCAAAATTAGTTGATGAGCAATTCTTAAACCAAGGAAGACCTAGGGAATCTATACAACAAAGAGTTGAACCAGTAGTTCGTAATGTAAATGGTCGTGCGGCAATTTTTGACCCACGAAGACGAGGTGGTACGGGGTTGGGGGCTGCGGCAGGGTCACCAACTTCTTTCTTGGAAGCGGAGACGCTAAAGGATTCAGAGGATTTAATAAACGCAAAACAAGTTGAGGCAGTTGCAGCTGCAGCGGCAGTACCTACACGTGGAACAGAAGTGGTAGCACCACCGATAGCGGAGCCAGAACCAAGCGTAGTAACGCCAGAAGAAGATATTGCTGAAATAAACAGGGTTGCAGACGAAAGAATCGCAGCTATAAAAGCTGAACCGAGCAGATTGGCGGTACAGCAAGCGGAGATTTCTGCAATACAAACACAAGCAAAAGACGAGGTGAACGATATAAAAGCAGCTCAGAAACTGGTTGAAGATAGGACTATTTCAAAAGAAGTATCTGATGCAAAACTAGCAAGATATGACAAACTAAGAGAGCAGGGCGTTGGAAGTCTTGCAGCAGCCGCACAGGTTGAACGAGAGTATGCTGCCTTGAAAGATGATCCGGCGAAAGCTAGATTAGCAGGAGAGCTAGATTTTATTATGGACTCAGAAGACGATGACATTACTAAGTTTAGCAGATTATATGATGCGGCAAAAAACGCTGGAAGCACTGATGTAATTGGCGATTCGTACGATGTATTAAAGTCAAGAGTTGGCGAATTCCTGGCAAAAGAAATAAAAAACGGATATCTAGAAAAGCGTGGGTATGACGAAGAAACAATAAAAAGAGAGAACTTTGCTACTGATATAGCAGATCTTTATAGTGGTAATAGCAGTGACTCATTTTCGGTTTCTAAGTTCGTTTCTGATGCAGAGTCTGCAAACATGCCACCACAATGGATAGCAAGTCAGCTAGAGGCAATCAATTCTAGTCTTTCTGCAGATAGCCGTGTTCAGGGGGTGGCAAGAGATTTTTTAAATGAGCCAAAGTATAAAAGAGCTTCTGATTTTGAATTAAAACAGATTGGGGACACTCTATATAAAATAAACCCAGAAACAGAGGAGGTAGATGTTTTAATAAAAGGGTCTGGTTCGGCTAAAACACTATCACAATTAGACGCTGAGTTTTATACGACAATGACAGACAAACAAAGAGCCGATTATCTTTCATTGAAGGGGGAATTAGCAAAAGCAGGGAAAACTCCTTCTGCGAGTACGGCGGTTGAGGTTGGTGAAGGCACTGACTTTCCAAACCTAAGAAGAATAGACCTTATTGCTACTAGGGAGTTTATACGGAATGAATTTGGCACGAGAGCACTCGAAAGGAGTCCCGAAATGTTACCAGAATTTCTAAACCAATTAAATAGTGGTAACACACTTGATGATATTGCTGATGAGTTCAGAGAGCGTACCTTCTCGACTGCTACAATAAACGATGAAGTATATAGACAAGCATTTACTAATGTCGCATCTGGGATAAATGGAAAAGACAATAAAGAAACATTTTTAAACGAAGCAGACAGGAGACTTAGTGATGGTGATCTTGACGGAGTAAAAGATTATGTAAAATTAAATGCTTTAAATAGTGCAGGGGTAGACAAGAGGAATAGTATAATGGGATCTGAATTTACTATAAAATTCTTACAAGATATAGAAGAAGACCTAAGGGATTATGAAGATTCTGGTGGGGATACAGGGATATTCAGTGGTAATGCAGAACAAATCGCTGCTGGGGTCGGGGAGGTAATAGACCCAGAGAGAAGGGAGATTGCGACAAAAATACAGGCAGCCATACAATCCTACAGGCGTTCTATGTCCGGTGTTGCTTTTAGCCATGAAGAATCAAAAGAATACAGTTCTATGTTCCCAAACATAGAAAGCGAACTAGATTTAAATGTGGCAAACCTAACGGCACTTAGTGAGGTTATGGGATTACAAGTTGATAACTTTTATGCACAAAGAATTACAGAAAGGGTTTATAATGATATTTTTAAAAACATTCCACCACCAATGGAAGATAGAAAAAGAGGGGATACGCGGTATACGAGGCAAGACTTAATAGACATGCAGTTTGATAGTGACTTTATAGAAAGTGTAGCAAATTTGCCAATAAAAGATCAAGCACTATTCGGTAAAGGCTTTAATGCTAGCCCAGAAAATACTAAAGAGTTATTTGACAGGGGGCTTGATGCGGAGGGGGTTGTTGAGTTTTACAGGCAAGAGGAAGAATCTAAAAAAAAAACTAAACCTATAATAGAAGAGATACGATCAAAGAAGGTTGGTGCTCACGGAGGGCAATGCACAACTCTTGCGAGAAAAATAGAGCCGACGCTACCATCAGGACTATGGTCAAAGCAAGACAAAATAGATAAGGTGGTAAATGGAGAGAGCGGGATAAGTAAAGAGGAGATAGCTAGTAATCCAGAGGTAGGAGATGTTATAGTAACAAATGATGGCGAATATGGACACGTAGCCGTCATATCAAAAATATTAAATAACAATTCAGTTGAATTAGTAGAATCTAACTGGAAAGACGATGAAAAGATAGGGGCGGGAAGGGTTCTTGCGTTAAACAGCCCGAGCATAGAGGGGGGGTGGAGAAAAGGATAATAAATAATTAACAATATGGCACTAACAACAGAACAATTACGAATAGCTGATGGGATACTTGCGTCTAGGGAGAAAACAGCCCCTAGTCAGGAACCAATATCACAAGAAGCGCCATCAGTTATGGCTTCAGCGGCGACGGCCACACCAGAAATGGCAGAGCCAAGGGCGGTAAAGGATGTAACAAGAATGCTAGAGGAAAAGGGCGTGCCGCAAAAATCAGCAAAAAGAAGGTTTGGGGAAGCATTGATAGACGCTCCATTCGCTTTTGGTAGAGGGTTAAAGGAAACGAAGAAGGCCCTTTTTGGTGGTGCTGAGGTTATCGGAGAAGCCGTTGCCGCCGGGAGACTAAATCAAAAAGGCGCAAAAATCCCTTTTACTGATATAATTGTTGGTGAGGGGGAGCGAGCAGAAGATGAAAGAAATCTACGGATTCTTCAAAATAAAATATTAAACGATCCTAATTCAAACGAAGAACAAAAGAAAATAGCAGAAGAAATGGTTACTACTGTTGATAGATCTGGCGACCCAACAATGATGGAGGTAGCGGGGGCAAGTGCAGAGGTCTTATTAGACATAGCGACTCTTGGGCAGGGAAAAGCCGCGACTACAGCCATAAAAACAATTGGAAAGGAACTAATAGAAGAGGTTGGAGAGCGGGGGGCTAGAAAGATTATTACTGAGATAGGAAAGCGGATTGGTGGAAAGGAGCTACTCAAGGGGTCGACTGTTGGGGCGGGATTTGCTGCGGCTGGTAGCATGAGAGAAGGAGAGACGGAGCTAGAAGAAATACTTGGTGACGCGGCTATTGGGGCAGGGATTGGTCTTGGTGCTGGCGTTATTGGAAAGGTATTATCAAAGGCACTCGGAAAGAAGTCTACAAAAGTTGGGACCGATGTGGTTGACGAAGTTACTGAGAAAAAAACGAAGAAAAGTATCTTGCCAGAAAAGAGAGCGGGACAAATTAAAGAGGAAGTTATAGAAAGCACAGAGGAAGCATTTCGAGGGGCTACAAAGCAGAAGGAGAGCTATGATGTTGCAAAGATAAGATCAAAAGATACCTCGAAAGAGCTATTAAAAGAGTTTGGTAAGCAGGAAGAAATATTGGGGCAAAAATCCGTCCCAAGCTTTGCGAAAACGAAATTCAAAAACACAGCCGTTCAAAAAGATGTTATAGATACATTCCTTAATGAGACTGATGAGTTAATTGACAGAGCAGATATAGCGGACAATGTATTAAGGTTGTCAGAAAAGATCCCAACAGGCGGACAAAGTAATTTTGCAGCATCACAAGTAAGAAAGAAGCTGATAGAGTCAACTAGCCCTGAATTTGCTGCATTAAGCGATGAGTTCGCGGATATTTCTGGTGCTATACGAGCAGTAGAAGATAATTCGTTTGCTAAAGCAAAATCAATAGCACAGGAAATGAGGTTGCCACCAGAAATTAAAAAACGAATCAGTGGCGTAAAAAGCAATGAACAAAAAAGAGCTCTTTTGGAGGAGTTGATTCTAGAAAAAAGGACGATCGGGAGCAATATGAGCAATGAAATAGAAAGACTGAGAGGGCAGTATATTGATGGCTACTCTTTTCGGATGGGAGTGGAAGATTTGTTAGAAAATCAAAAAATATCCATAAAAAAAGAGCCGATAACAACGATAAATAAGAAGGATTTAGATGAAATAATAAGCACCAACCCAGATGATCCGAGGGTTATTCAGTTATTAGAGGATCAGAAAATATTAAGTACTCTTGAGCCAAAGTCAGCAGCTTTTAACTTACAAGGGAAAGTATTTGACGCACAGGGGAAATTCCAAGAAAAAAAGGTGTTTGATTTATTGACACAAGAAAAAACAACGCCAGAGGGCGCATTATTGAGAGAGCTACTTCCAAAAGACTTAATTGATGACATTACTAAGAAACGAGTACTAACAAAAAAAAGAGTAGAGCTAATAAAAGGAGCTATAGTTGGGGCCGCTGGTACTATTGGGATCGGGCTTACCGCAAGGTTAGCTACTTCTTAATTGAAAAGAGCATTCCAATTGAAAGAAAAATTAGAAACGATCCGATAAATAAAGATATAAAAGCTAGCATACCCAGAGTATATACATATAAGCAAAAAAGTCAATCAATGTAATTCCTTGCAATAAAAAAAGAAATAAAATAAACTATTAATAATTTAACAAGTGAAAAATGACACAAACATTTAAATGCGGTAATCAATGGCTTCCTTTGGCGGCTGCACAAGCATATTACAGGGGAGAATCCGGTAGAGATGTTGATGAAGAAAAAAAGCCGAATGATCCCGTAGGGGAGCGAACGAACATAATAAAAGAAGAAATAAAGAAAAAGGAATTGGCACTGAAAGAAAAAGAAGAGCAAGAAAAGAATGAAGCCGATAGACTGAAAGCGGAACAAAAAAAAGAGGACGATAAAATGGCTAAACTAAAAGAGCTAGAAGAAAAAGATTTAGCAGAAAAAAAGGCACAAGAAGCTGCTGAAAAAAAAGCTAAGGAAGAGAGACTAGCTGTTCTTGAGAGTAAAACAGATAAGGAACTAAAGGGTGAATGTGATAAGCTCGGATTAAGATATGGCGCACTGGCTGGGCGAACGGCTTTTATTAAATTACTTTTAACACAGTTATAAAATGACGAACGGACCAAAACGGATTACGGCACTTGCTGCACAAACTGCAGCAGGATATTCTGATGCTATTTCTGTTAGCGATTATGATGCAATTACTATTTCATTTTCAGCTGCAGCCTCATCAAATCAAGTAGTAAAAATACAAGGTGGGATCGGGACGGTGAGTGATTCGCCATTAGAAGCCCCAGATTTTACATCTGCAGCAGCAGGGGGGAACGAGTGGGCATATAAAGAAATAATAAACCAAATAGATTCTACAGACG